ATCTGTGCGCGCATTGAAGATCCGATTCTGGACTCGCGAGAAGGGGTGGTGGGCTTGCACGCTGACATCGCCGTGGGGTCCTCGCGTCACGGCGTTTCACCGATTCAGGCTCGGCGCACTGATCAAGGCCGTTGTCGCGTCCTTTCGCCGGGGCCGGCTTGAAATGTCAAAGTTTCGGGGGTAGGGTAGAAGCTGCGTTTTCTCCCCCCTGAAGCCCGCCCAGTGCGGGCTTTGTCGTTTCTGGAGACCCGAATGTGGCTGAGTCCCCAGTGCAGCGCTCGTCCTGGCACGGCTTCACCAGCCTGTTCGACTACCTCAAGGCGATGGTCTCGTTCACCGTCCTGATGGCGGCGACGCTCTACGGTGGAATGACGTTCGTGCTCGACCAGCGCTACGTGCAGTCGCCTCAATTGGACGCGGCCGTGCAGGTGATCCAGATGGGGCAGGTGAGAGACCGGATCACTGACCTCGAGGTCCAGATCCAGGTCATCAAGCGGAAGATCGACGGCTACCAGGGGGATCCCACGACGATCCGCCAGCTCAACGACGAGCTCCGCGTGCTCGAGGACGCAAAGCGTGCCGCCGAGCGGACGCGCGAAGAGCTCATGCAGCGGCACAACGGCGCATGATCGCCCCGAAGGTGAAGGCGCTCATCGCCGGCATCATCGAGCGAGAGGGCGACTACGTGAACCACCCGGACGATCGCGGTGGTCCGACGCGCTGGGGCATCACGGAGCGGGTGGCGCGGCTCAACGGCTACACCGGCCCGATGGAAGACTATCCACGGGCAGACGCGGAGCTCGTGTACCTGCGCGAGTACTACCACGGCCCCGGCTTCGATCGCGTCGCGGACATCAACCAGCAGATCGCCATCGAGCTCACCGACACCGGCGTCCTCATGGGGCAGGCGACAGCAACCACGTTCTTTCAGCGCTGCCTGAACGCCTTCAACCAGCAAGGTGACTGGTACGCAGATGTGCCCGTCGACGGTTACCTCGGCGACGACGAGCTCGTCGCGCTGCAGGCGTACCTGCTGCGGCGGAAGGTGCCGGAGGGCGTGAACGTGATGCTCGCAGCGCTCAATTGCATGCAGGGCGCCCGCATGATCGAGCTGACGGAGGCGCGCGGGCGCAATGAGTCATTCGTTTACGGGTGGCTGAAGAACCGAGTCGCGATGGTTTGATGCAGACAGCGGGATGGAGGAGTGGCCCCCGGATGGACAAGCCCACGTCATCGCGCTCAAACCCAGAAGCGCGGCGCGCGTACACGCGATGGCACTACAGCCAAAATAAGGCAGCGTACAAGGAGCGCGCGAGGGCGAAGACAACGGAGACGCGAGCGGCGATTCGCGCGTGGATCCACAGCTACCTCGAAGGCAAGCGCTGCGTGGACTGTGGCGAACACGACCCCATCGTTCTCGAGTTCGATCATCGGGAACCAGGAAGCAAGCGCTTCACCATTGCCAGCGCTTCACGGGGCGGATTCTCGCTGCGCTCCGTACAACAGGAAGTTGAAAAGTGCGACGTGCGTTGCGCTAACTGCCACCGCAGGATCACATACGTCCGTGCCGGCAGGACGCATCGCGGCGTCGCCAACACATACGAATTGCGCAAACCCGAAGCACCGTAGAGCAGAGGTAGCTCGCCGGGCTCATAACTCGGAGGTCGCCCGTTCGATCCGGGCCGGTGCAACCACTTCACGCGGCCCCGTCGCACATCCCGACGTCCTCCCTCTCGACCCCCTGGTTGACAGTGGCCGCTCTTTCTTCGACGCCCTCGCCGGTTCCTCCTCCCCTCCCATCGGCTGGCGGGGGCGTCGAGTTCCACGTGGAGCACCTCATGGGCCTTCGACTGAAGCGCGTCGGTGACGAGCTCCGCTCCTGGGGCGAGGCCGTCGTCGAGTGGTGGGACGAGATCATCGTCCAGAACGGCCCGCGTTACCTGAAGCCGGGTGAGTGGGTCCACCTCTGGGTCGACCTGCTCGGCGCCACGATCCAGCTCACCGGCAGGACATTCGATCGACTGCACTACACGCTCGCCCACATCGTCGGCGTCGGGTTGCCGGCGTACGTGCTCTGGAGGCTCTTCGCATGACCGACGAAAACGCGCTCATGTCGAAGAAGCTGGTGGTGACACTCGTGACGGTCATCTGCGCGACCGCAGCGCACCTGCTCGGCACGCTCGAGAGTCTGCACTACGCGGCGATCGTCGGCGCGGTGGGTACGACGTACGTGGGTGGCCAGGCGCTCATCGACGCGGTCGGCAAGTTCGCTGCGGCGAAGTTCGGGAAGTGATCTCGCTGCTTGGTCTCATCCGGTCCCCGCTGGGGATCGGCAGTTGCGTCGCCCTGGTACTCGCCATCTCGTCCGGCGCGCTGTTTCACGCTTGGCAGAACGCCCGGGAAGAGGTGGGCGAGTACCGGGCGCGACTCGAATCGCAGGTGGCCGCAACTCAGACGGCGGTGCGCGCGAACGCGACGAACCAGGCGACGATCACGGAGCTCGAGCAGCGCCTGCGTGACCTGGTCGCGGCGCGGCAGCTCGAGCAGGAGCAGAGAGACCTGGCGCTCGAGGCGCGCGAGCGCGAGGCGCAGGCGGCGCGGCAGGAAGCGGCACGCCTCAGACGGCAACTGAACGAGGCCTGGAGGTCGACCAGTGACTGCGAAGCTCTCGGTAGGGTCGATGTTGCTGGCGTGTGTCCTGACGTCGCTGCTCGGCTGCGCGAGCGCGCCGCAGGTGGCAGTCGAGACCCGGACCGTTGAGGTGCCCGTCGAGGTCGTGCGGCCGATTCCCGCGCAGCTCACCGACCCGATCCCATATCCGGACGCCGAGTACACGGTGAGCGGACTCGTCGACCTCATCGTCGAGCTCTACGACCGACTCGACCAGGCGAACGCGGATCGTGCGACGGTGAAGAGGTTGAGCGGTGCGCCTTGAGATCACACGCAAGGGGATGATCGAGGTGCACGACGCCGCGGGCCGGCTCGTGTCTAGCAATACGGTCATCGAAGAGGCCATCGAGGATCTGATAGCAGATGCTGAAGCGCACCCGGAGATCGATCTGTACCGAATCACGTACCCGGAGCGTGAGGTGAGGGTCGTTCCGCGTGTAGTCGTCGTTCGCACACTCGCCGCGCCGCAAAATCTGGCGGTAACGGCGAATGTAGTCGGTGCCTATGAAGAGCCTGCTGGCGCGCTGACTTGGGCTGCCGTGTCCGGTGCCACGAGTTACAACGTCTACCGATCGGCGGTCAGCGCGTCGGCCGGCTTTTCACTGGTCGCGCCAGTCGGCCCGTCACCGGGCTACACGGACGCGGGCGTGACCCACGACGCTACTTACTGGTGGTACGTGAAAGCCGTTGCCGGCGGCGTGGAAGGGCCGGCTAGTTCTGTGGTGACTGCCCGCATGGTGCCGGGGTTCAGTGACAACGCGATCTTCCCGATGAGCATAGCGCCCGGCCAGACGGTGTCGTTCGAGTCTAGGATTCTTGATGCCGATGACCGATACGCGCTCGAGTGGGTTCCCGCGACCGCCATTCCGAACGGCATCACCGTGCTGTCGACGCGGCCGCGCGGCTTGTCTGCGTCCGTTGGCGCGACATTAGGTCAGACGCCGGGCCATCAGGTCCGCCTGGTGCCGTCTCGGGATGCGGACTGGACGACGCGGTCGACCGCTTCGGGCGTGTTCTATTCCACGAACTTCACCTACAAGAACGCAGCCAAGACCCAACTCATCACCAACGTAGCAGATCTCATCTCGAGTGCTTTCCAGACTGGTAACTCCGCGAAGCTCGCCTGGGACACGTCACTGAAACTGAGCGGGAACGGCTGCCTTCGTCTCAACATGGCTGGCGGCGCCATCGACGGCGCGGGAACAGGCTGGACGTTCTCGTTCGATGGCATCGGCCTAAACACGAAGAACACGAGCAAAAGCCAGTTCTATCTCCAGTTCGCGTACTACGCCGATTCGGTCCAGAACAATTTCAACTACGGCGGGTCCAGTAGCTACGGTGGCAAGATCATCATCGTCGAGGCGCCCGATACGAGCTTCGACTCCGGTGAGGTCGTTTTCAGACGGTGGGTCGAGCCGGGTGGTTTCGTCGGGGCCTACTCGCTTCCCGTGAACCAGATGTACTACAACCAGGTTACGTCGCAGAGTCGTGGCCTGCTGAACAATCTCTACGACGCCAATCACTACGGCGGCTCGTTCCCCAGCCCATCGACGGCGGCACAGTGGAAGCAGCGGCACGGCTACATGAGCATCGGGACGGTGAGCGATCCCGACTACGCGAATGCGCCGCGAATCATCTCGAACACATGGATGACGGTCGAGATCTACGTCGATCTCGTGAACGATTGCGTGAAGATCTGGATGGCCCCCTACGGTCAGGCGCCGAAGCTCATCATCGGCAGGAATGCGGGTAACGGAGACCTGCCTGCCGTCGGGACGATCGACGGATCAAACTCGAATCCGAAGCCGATTTACACCGGCGCCCAACTGACCAACTACGCCAACTCGCCGACGGCATGGCCGAGCACGGATACGTTCGTGTGCTATGACGAGGTAATCGCCAGCAACAATCCTATCAACTTCCCCGGTGGGTACTCTCTGCCGTTCCCGGGGACGGATCCAGTCACGGGCTGGCCGTGGACGGGCACGGTGTTCAGGGGCTGACATGGCACGACTATCCAGTATCGGGGCTCTCGACGTATCGAACTCCGTCCCCGCGTGGTTCGCCGCACTGGCGAACAAGCAGAGCATTCAACCCGAACTGAACACGCTGGCGTCGCAGGCGCCGAGTCCGCTGCCGGCCGGAACAAGCGGGCACGAGTCGATCGTGAAACCGTGGTGCGGCATGGCCGGCGACTCGACACGCAAGAAGCTGTGGCTGCTGGGCAATGGCGGCCACAGCGACTATGCCGGTAACGAGGTGTACGAGTTCGACCTCGCGACGCGATTGTGGACGCGTCGCCGAACGCCCAGCGCGTCGATCACCGGCGACAATGTTCAGTATCCAGATGGGCGGCCGTCATCGGACCACTCATCTTCGACGCATGTGGCCGCAGAGGGCCGGCTCTTCCGACTAGGCATGTGCTCGGTCTACAGCTCGGGATTCGAGAACGGTCAGCGGTGGTGGGAGTATTCCCCTGACGCCGGATCGGTGGCGGGCCGGTCGACCGTTTCCGGGTTGGCGCAGGACTGGATCAGCCTGGGCGACGGGCACTCGAGGAACAAGGAGGCGGTCAGCGGGGTCGCCATCTTCGATCCGAACGAGCGTCGGCTCATCAAGATCTACGGCGACAACATCGTCACGCCCGGTATCGAGTGGTTCGATCTGGACGGCGCTCTGACCTCGCCTGTCGCCGTGAACAACGCCTGGCAGGCGTACGGCGGCACACCGTGCGCGGCCGTGGACACGACCAACAACGTGTTGCTCATCAAGGGTGGCAGTTCAAACCTGCACTATTGGGTCCGCACGTCGGCCAAGGGCACGCTCAATTCGGTGACGCCGACGGGCACCGCGCCTGCGAATGAGTGGGCGATCTACTGGTGGGCGCCGTGGGGCTGCTTCGTGACGTGGGACGGGTCGAACGGTATCCGCAAGGGGACGCCGGCCGTTTCCGGTGGGGGCTACAACGGACTCGCCTGGACGACGACGCCCATCACGTCCGGGCCGACGCCGGCCATCGAATCCGGTGTGTCGGGGATGTACAACAAGATCCAGCTCATCGACATGGGGAACGGCGAGGCGGCGCTGTGCATCCTGTCGCGGTACAACGGGCCGGGCGCGCTGACCGTCATCAAGCTGTCGGGGACCGGATGATTCCGCTGCGGAACATTTCGGCGTGCGATCACTGCGGTGCGTGCTGTCAACGCGCGCCGTGCCTGATCGGATCATTCGCCGAGCTGCGCGAGATCGAGAAGCGGGCGCCACAGGTGAGGTCATCCATACGTGTCGAGCGCAAGCCGACCGGCGAGTATCAGGTGCGCGTCTCGTCCGCTCCCTGCGTGTTTCACGTCGACGGACGATGCGAGATCGAGGCGGTGAAGCCGCAGGGCGGTCGCGATTTCAAGTGCTGGGACGCGCGCACGTACCGGAAGACCTACGCCTGGTCGGCGAACCAGTTGCGCAAGATCGGGTTTCTCGATGCGACCTGAATGACAGCACTAGCCACCTATGACATGTCGTCGGGGACCAACTTCACGGCGGTCTCTGGTCACAACAAGGGCTCGTTCACGGGGACTTATCAGGGCGGATTCGCCGACGGCAACTGTGCCGCCTACGAAAACGCCTATGGCTCGTGGCCGAACAACCAGTATTGCCAGGCAAAAGTCACCACCGTCTCCACCAACTCGACCGAGGGGGCGGGACCGGCCTGCAGGCACACCACGGGCCAGTACTACTACGTCCGCTGCACCACTACGGCGACAACGCTGCACAAGTATTTCGACGGCAACAGGACGCAGATCGGAACCGCTGCGGCGGTTGCAGCTAACAGCGTCGTCAAGCTCGAATGCGATGGCACGACCATCAAGGTCTACGACGATGGTGTCGAGATCATCAGCGTCACGGATTCCAGTCTCACGGGCGGACAGCCCGGAGTCTACGCATACGGTGGATCCTCATCGTTCGGCGCTTTGGATGATTGGGAGGCGGGCGACCTGACTGCGGGAGGGGTCACTCCACCGACACCTATTGCTGCACTTCCGCGCCTGATCGTCAGGCACTGATCTCACCTTCACGCTAGGAGATTCCCATGATTCAGGGCAGGGGTTACTACATCCCGATCAACGGCCTTTCGACGGGCACAAGCAACGGTGCGCACCTGATCGAGTTCCGCGCGTCGGCAAACATCGCGTTGGCGGTGGCATCGGTTCAGGGCTTCTACCGCAACGGCGACGCCGGCCTCAACGCGACGTACGTGATTCGTCGGGCGTCGGCGGCAGCCGCTGGCAACGCGATCACGCTCGGCAAGTCGCAGAACGGACACCCGACCGCGGTGGCGACGGCGAGCGACACGCCGACGTCGGTGACGATCTCGCCGGACGTGTCGTCCATTGCATTCGGCGGCAACGGCGGCTCGAGCTGGAGCTGGTTCCCGTCGGTCGAGGAACACATCTTGATTCTGCCTCCGAGCGGCATCGCGGTGCTCACCGTCGTGGTCGCTCCAACGTCTGCCCTGACGATGCAGGGCGCCATTCACGTCGTGGAGATCGGCTGATGACACCGGAAGAGCTCAATGCGTTTCGCGCGCGCGTGCGGAGTCTCACGTACAACCGTGGGATCGTGCTCGCGCAATTCACCCCCACGGAGGACTTCTACTCCGAGGAGTTCCAGTCGCAGTACTGCAAGGGGCTCACGTACTACGTGACCGAGGCGCGCGACGCCGAGGGCAACGTGGTGGTGTCGCCGCTCGCCCAGAAGGTCGAGGAATGGCGTGCAGCCGGGAGGGTCGCGTAAATGGCTACCACACACACCATCGCGATCCGATCGGGCATCGCCGACTACGTCGTCGACCAGCTCGACACGGGGTCTGCCGACGCGACGGGCGATCTGCGGTTCCTCACGTCGGGCGACGTCGAAGTCGCGCGGCTGAACTTCTCCAACCCGGCCTTCGGTGCCGCAGCGTCTGGGGTTGCGACGGCGAGCGCGATCTCGAGCGACACCAACGCCACCGGCGGCACGATCGCCAAGTTCGCGGCGCGCAACCGGGACAACACCAACATCTTCCTGGGGTCGGTGACGGCGACCGGAGGTGGTGGCGACATCACGTTGTCGTCGGTGGCGATCGGCGCCGGTGACACCGTGGCGGTGAGCTCGCTCACGTACACCGCGCCGGCTTGAGGGTACACCGCAAGGTCTGGCTGGCTTGGGGGAAGTGGTGGGCTTTCCAGTACTACCGCGTTCCCTGTAGCAGCCTCGGCTTTCACGTGGACCTGCGGCGGCCGCTGCTGGATCTCCACGTGACGCCCCTTGTGGTGGCATTCGCACTGGTCCCGTTTGGACTCCCGTGGTGGGTTGCGTGTCTGCTCCATCTGGTGCCGGCGGGTGTCGTCACGCTGTCGGTGGGAGCCGCGCCGCACATCACGGGCCAGGCGGATCGTCACAGACAGAGCTGCAGAGGATTCCTTTTCGCGGACGATCCTATCCTCTGACGACGGAGCGGTGACCTATGGCGACCGTCACTCGGTATCCGTCGTCGAACAGTGCTGTATCGGGCTCCTGGACGAACCCGACCAATGCCTACGCCGATGACGGCAGCGTCGTCAGTTGCGCCCACGGCGGCACCAACAACAGCTCGTCCGATCGGCAGTTCGGCACCTTCGGCTTCGATGCTCAGATCCCTGGCGGATCGACCATCAACTCGGTGCAGATCGAGGTCGAGCACCGGGTCAGCGCGACCTCGAACATCGCGTTCCTCGAGAACTGGGCGAGTATCTCGAGCACGGCGGGTGCGACGAACTCGGACAGCGCCGAGCCGACGACGCTCACGGCGCGAACCTACTCGAGCTACGCGCGGCCGGGTGGTGGGAGCTGGACCCGCGCGGATCTGCTGGACGGTACATTCACCGTCACGCTGCGTGCCAGGAACGGCAACAGCAACAGCGCCATCACGTACGAGTGGGACTACGTCCGTGTCACCGTCGACTACACGGCGCCCACGGGGTCCGGGACTGTCGTCTCGCAGGACGCAGACGTTGATGGGGTCGGCGAGCGAACGGTCACTGGCTCGGGTGCTCCCGCCGCCCAGAGCGCCAGCGCATCGGGTTCTGGTACGGTCAGCGGCTCGTCGTCGACGGAGATTGCGAGCGAAGCGCCGCTCGTCCTCCTGTATCGACGGAAGTCCGGGCCGCGGAGTGTTCGGACAGAGCAGCAGCGAGGATACCGGTACGGGACGGGCGCGGCCGTCTCTGGGAGCTCCACGAGCAGCGGCGAAGGCGAGCGGATCGTCACCGGCTCGGGTGCGTTGCTCGCCGGGAGTGCCACGCTCGCAGCTCACGGCATCGGTGGGGATGAGAAGCACTACCACCAGCCGAATGTCGTCCTGCTGTACCGCAGGCGCGCACCGGCCAGGCCGCTGGTGCCGACGAGCCTGCCGAAACAGACGCACACCGGCTCGGGTGCTGTCGTTGCGCAAGACGCGCAGGTCAGCGGCGAAGGCTCGACACCGGGATCTCACTCCGGCACGGGCAGCGCGGCCGCTCAGAGCGCATCGGTCAGCGGTGCGGGCGTCGTCGTCAGGAGAAACACCACCGGCCTCCCGGTCCGGCGCCTGTATCGACGCGGCAGGCTCTGGGGTGAAGCGCCGTCGGTCATCTTCCTCGAGGAAGGTCACAGCGGTCTCGGCGCCGTCGTCGCGCAGAACGCGTCGACATCAGGCGTCGGCGAGCGGATCGTCACGGGCACGGGCGCGTCGACAGGTCAGTCGGCGTCGACGTCCGGTATCGGCGAACGTGTCGTCACCGGCAGCGGTGCGCTCAGCGGCCAGGAGGCGTCGACCTCTGGGGTGGGCCTGGTCTCGGGTGCGAACACGCACTCAGGAACGGGCGCTGCAGTATCAGACGCAGCTGCGGTGGCTGGTGTCGGTGAGCGCGTTGTCACCGGCGCAGGCGCTGCAGTATCGGCGAACGCCTCGAGCTCGGGTGAAGGCGAGCTCGTCGGCTTCGCGGGTGGCACCGGCGCTCTGGTCGCACAGAGTGCATCCAGCTCTGGCGTCGGCATCCGTATCGTCACCGGTGCGGGTGCGGCGGTATCGCAAACGTCTGTCGTCGCTGGCATCGGACCTCGCACTGTCACGGGTTCCGGCGTCCTGCTCGCGCAGGCGTCGCGGGTGCGCGGTAGCGATGCGGAAAGGTTCGATCCTCAGGGTACGTTCATCGTTCGTGACGGATCGATGATCTACGTGACGGCGGACGGTACTGAAATCTACGTGACGAGGAGCGCGTGATGCCGGCAACCACGACGCGCCTGGCGACGCTGTACAAGGACCGACGAAACAGGGTCACGGCGAGCGTGAAGACACGGCAGTACGGTGTCGAGACCGCAGCCGATTGGTCAGCGATCACCCGCATGGTACTCGTGATTCTCAGCTCACCGGCGGTCGTAATCGACTCCGACGATACGCCGACGGCGATCGACTGGAGCACGAACGGCGAGGTGACCTTCGATATCGGCGAAGCGGCGGGCGTCGTCGCGCTGAATGCGGGCGACTACTACCTGCGACTCACGGCATTCGATGGCGCGGGAGAGGACAAGGAAGTCTTTTCGGATGGCCACGAACGAACGCCTGTTGTGCTGCCGATTCGTGACACCAGCACGCTAGCGTAATGCCGATCGTCATCGACATCCGAGCGGATCTGAAACGAGCAGTCGATCGACTGAAGGACACCGAGCGACGCCACGTGCCGTTCGCGACCAGCGTCGCGCTCAACCGAACAGCGTTTGATCTGCAACAGCTCGAGAAGGAAGGGCTGAGAGCAGATGTGAAAGGTGGCCCAGTCCCCTTCACCGTGAGTGGCCTGCAGTACCAGAAGAGTACCAAGCACAACCTGACGGCTCGCGTGTTCGTCGAGGCCAAGCGAGCGCAGTACCTGCAGTGGGCCGTGTTCGGTGGACAGCGTCGGCCAAAGCGCAAGGTGCTGATCATCGGGATGACCGCGCGGAATCAGTACGGCAACACGCCCGGATTCCGTCAGTTCCGTGCGACCCAGCTGCGCAAGCCCCGTCACTTCGAGGCGACGATCGGCAACGTGTCAGGCATCTGGAAGCGCACCGGGAAGAAGCGCATGCCGATCCAGCTCGTGGCGCTGTACGCGCGCGAGGCCGACTACACGCAGACCTACAGGTTCGGCCGCAGGGCATTCAGGGACGCGCGAGCCGTGTTCAGGAAGCACTTCCAGAAGGCGATCGGTGATGCCATCGCGCGCGGATGAGCGGGGGAGGGCGCTGACCGGCCACGGGTCCCTCCAGACGGGGTCACCCCCCAGCGGGTCATTCGCGGCGCAATCTTCGAGGATGTGTGACGGATTCTAACGCCGAATCGCGAAGCGCGCGCCCATCGCTGCCGGAGTTCAGTGCATCCACGTTCGCGAACCTGCTCGGTGTCGTTCCGAGCGTGGTCACGGACTGGATTCACGAAGGACTCCCATGCACACGGGTGGGCAGGCGCGGGCAGCTGGTCCGCGTGCGGCTCGAGGACGCGCTGCCCTGGGTGATCCGGCGGCGTGAGACACCTGGGTCGCAGCGCGAGCGCCTCGCCAAGGCCCAGGCGGACAAGACCGAGCTCGAGAACGCGCGCCGGCGCGGCGAGCTGGTCAGAACATCGGACGTTGCGGACGCGTTGGCGCGCCTCGCGGCTGACTTGGCGACACGACACGACGGAGTACCGGGACGGGTAGCGAGTGAACTTGCAGGAATCTCCGACCCGGCAGTCATCAGGGGGAGACTACTCGACGAGCTCCGCGCAGTACGTGGAGCCTTTGCTGACGCAACGGCACAGCTTGCGGACGCTATCGGGGCTCCTGAGGCGGATGGAGACGATCCTCCGCCCGCCTCGGAAACGAAGTTCAAGCGAGTGGGCCGACGAAAACCGGGTGCTGCCGCCGGGAAGCGCCGAGCCAGGAAGGTTCCGCAGTAGCCGCACTCCCTACATGCGGGCGATCACGGAGGCGTGCAACGACTCGCGCTACAGACGCGTCGTGGCGATCGTTGCCTCCCAGATGGGGAAGACGACCGGCCTGCTGAACGTCATCGGCAGGAAGCTCGACGATGATCCGGCGCCGATTCTCTACATCGGGCCGACGAAGTCGAACGTCGATGGCGTCATCGAGCCGCAGGTGCAACTGCTGCTGCGGCAGTGCGCGTCGCTCTGGTCGAAGACCGTCAAGGGGCGCAAGGCGCAGAAGCTGATCAAGCGGGTGGCGGGCGTGTCGCTGCGACTCGCATGGGCCGGATCTCCGACGGAGCTCGCGTCGCAGCCCGCGCACACGGTGCTCGTCGACGAGCTGGACCGCATGAAGCCGATCCCGGGTGAGGGTGACCCGGTCACGCTCGCCGAGGCCAGGATCTCGACGTATGCCGACGGGATCATGATCGTGACGTCGACGCCAACCGAGGGTTCCGTCGACGTCGAAAAGAATCCTGAGACCGGCCTGGAGCACTGGGCTGTCGCTGACACAGACGACCTGGGCAGCCAGGTGTGGCGGCTCTTCCAGGAAGGTACTCGGCACGAATGGGCGGTGCCGTGCCCCCACTGCGGCGAGTACTTCGTGCCGCGCTTCCGGTTGCTGACGTGGCCAGAGGGCGCGAACGCACGGCGTGCGGCGCGCGAGGCGCGGCTGGCGTGCGCGCGCTGTGGAGCGCTCATCGAAGAGCGGCACAAGGCGCGCATGAATCAAGCCGGGAGGTTCCTTGCACCCGGCCAACACGTCGTCGATGGCGAGGTCGTCGGTGACGATCCGGAGTCGGACACCGCGTCGTTCTGGGTGTCCGGGCTCATGTCGCCGTGGAAGACATTCGGGCAGCGCGCCTCTGACTGGCTGCGCGCGGTCGAGAGTGGCGATCAAGAGAGGATCCGCGGCGTACTGAACACCGCGTTCGGCGAGCTCTATCGCACACAAGGCGACGCCCCGGAGTGGCAGGCGGTGCTCGAGCGTGCCGGCGTGTACCACGACGGCGAGGTTCCAGCCGGTGTTGTCTGGCTCTTCCTGACGGTCGACGTTCAGAAGGATCGGCTCGTCTGCGTCGTTCGTGGCTGGGGTTCCGAGTTCGAGTCATGGCTCGTGCACCGCACGGAGCTTTGGGGCGAGACGGACCAGCCGGAGGTGTGGCGACGACTCTCGAAGCTCGCCGAGTCGCAGTTCGGTGGTCGCGCTATCCGGGCGGCCGCTGTCGATTCAGGTTTTCAGACCGACCAGGTGTACGAGTGGGTGCGCAGGCACCGCGCGTACAGAGCCTACGCCACGAAGGGGCGCGACAACCCGACGAAGCTCTTTTCGTCGACGCCAGTCGAGGCGAAGCGAGACGGCAAGAAGGTCCGACAGGGCCTCGACCTCTGGACGATCGACCACAGTTACTTCAAGTCGTGGGTGCACGACCGAATCGGTTGGCCGCCCGATCAGCCAGGCGCGTGGCACCTGCCGACAGACATCGATGAGGACTACTGCCGACAGCTCGTCGCGGAGCAGCGCATGCGACTTGCATCGGGTCGGACGGCATGGGTGTCGGCGAGTCGTAACAACCACTTTCTCGACTGCGAGGCGCTCCAGGCGTTTCTGGCGCACGTAGAGGGCGTCCGGTCGTTGGGTGCCAACGTTCAGGCCAAGCCGCGTCGTCGCATGCGGTCACATGGAATCCGAGGTAACTGATGGCGCGCACTGTGCAGCAGCAGCTCGACGCGGTCGACGCGGCGATCCAAGAGATCGAGGAGGGCGCGCAGTCGGTGACGACTGGCGGTGGTCGCAGCTATTCGCTCGCGAGCATCTCCGACCTATACGCCGAGCGCCGTCGCTTGGTCCGGCTGCTCACGCGAACGCGTGGCCGCATCTCGGTGCGGGGCGCGACGCTCTACAAATGATGGACGCGTACTCGGTCAAGGAACTGAAGCGCAAGGCGCACGAGGCCGCTCGCCCGAACGTCGTCGATCGCGTTGTGGAGTGGTGGAACCCGCAGGCGGGCGCCAAGCGTCGGCGAGCTCGCTATCAGAACGCGGTGATGAATCTGGTCGGCGCCTTCGAAGGCGCGGACCTCGGCAGCCGCGGCATGAAGTCGAAGTCATCGGTGCGGGCAAACTCGCCCGACCAGGACATCCTGGGCGATCTCGACACTCTGCGACGGGTGTCGAGAAACCTGTACTACAACAACGCAATCGCGCGAGGTCTGCTGAGAACCACCGCGGCCGCGGCGGTCGGCACAGGACTCCGCCTCAAAGCGAGGCCAAATCGCGACGTCCTTGGTCTCACCGCAGAGGCCGCGAAGGCTTGGTCGAAGACCGTCGAGAGCGAGTTCCGGTTTCACTTCGACAGCGTCGAGTGTGATGCGGAGCGAAAGAACAACTTCGCGAAGCTCGGATTCATGGCGTTCCTGCAGTCGATGCTGAACGGCGAATCCGTGACGCTGACGCCGCGGGTATCCGGTCGCAACGACGTCACTCCGTACATGACCGGCATTCAGCTCATCGAGGCGGACCGGCTGGAGACGCCGATCGAGCGACGCGGCGAAATTGAGGTGTCGGCGGGTATCAGGTTTTCGAAGTTCGGCGAACCGCTCACGTACTACATCGCGCAGTTTCATCCGGGCGATCTGCGGCGACGCGGTCAACAGGTGTGGCGACCGGTGCCCGCGCGTGGCGTCAACGGACGTCGGAACGTGATCCACTACTTCGACCAGGAGCGCCCGCAGCAAAGCCGCGGTGTGCCATTCCTCGCGCCGGTGATCACGCTGATCAAGAAGATCGGCGACTTCACCGACGCCGAGCTCGACGCGACGGTCGTGAGCTCCTTGCTCACCGTGTTCGTTAAATCGGAGGACGGCGCAGGACTCGACGACATCGTCCCTGATGCCGCTGGGCAATCTGGCAGTGGTGCGCGCGGTGACTCCGATGAGATCAAGTTGGGGCCGGCGGCGGTGGTCGATCTTGCGCCCGGCGAAGACATCACCACAGTCACGCCGGGTCGGCCGAACACCGCGTTCGAACAGTTCGTCGTCGCAATCTCTCGACAGATCAACGCCGCCACGGGCGTCCCGTTCGAGGTGCTCTACAAGCACTTCACCGCGAGTTACTCGGCCGCGCGGGGGTCGTTCCTCGAGTTTCAGCGTACCTGGAAGCAGGCCCGCTCCTGGCTCTCCTCGGGATGGGCGCAACCGATCTACGAGGCATGGCTCGACGAGGCAGTCGGCATAGGGCGGGTCCAGGCGCCGGGATACTTCGAGGACCCGTTCATCCGCCAGGCGTGGCGCGGAACGCTCTGGGTCGGCGATGCCCCCGGACAGATCGACGAGACGAAGCAGATCGACGCGGCACAGAAGCGCATCGACGCGAAGCTGTCGACACGTCACCGCGAGAGTCTCGAGCTCAACGGCGAATCGTGGGACGAGATCTACGAGGAGCTCGAGGACGAGGATCAGCGCATGGGAGCAACGACGTCGGCACCGAGCGAGCCGATCCTGCCGGCGGAAGACCCAGACGAACAGGACCTGAAGGAGATGCGGCGATGATGAATTTCAGAGAACTGGTGCAGAGCTACGCCAAGGGCGCCCGATCGCCGCTGCGCGTGGAAGCGCGTCGGATGAGCACGAGCGAAGGCGAGGTGCTCGTGTACGGACCGATCGTCGACCTGCCGTGGTTCGAGGACGAGACGTCCGCGTTTCAGCTGCGCAAAGCGATCGATTCTCTGGGTGACATCGAGACGCTGCACGTCCGCGTCAACTCTCCGGGTGGCTTCCTCGACCAGGGGATCGCCATGCACAACACGCTGAAGCAGACGAAAGCGCACGTCATCGGCTGGGTTGACGGTCTGGCCGCGTCGGCGGCAAGCATCGTGCTCGCGGCGGCGGACGAGATCCGCATGCCGAAGAACGCCAGGATCATGATCCACGATCCGTGGTCGATGACGGTGGGCGACGCCGAGGACCACCTGAAGAGCGCCGAGATTCTCGAGGACGGCAAGCAGCAGGCGATCGAGTCCTACTTCGCGCGTCCTCTCACGGTCAGCCGCGAGGACGTGGCGCAGATGATGACCGACGAGACCTGGATCACCGCAGAGCAGGCCGTCGACATGGGATTCGCCGACATCGTCGTCGGGGAAGAGGCGCCGCCGAAGGCCATGAACTGGGATCTGCGGCCCTTCAACTATCGACGAGCCCCGATCGCTTCGGTGGTCGATGCCGGCGATCCGGTGCCAGTCACACCATCACTCACGGAGGAAGACGACGTGAAACCAGAAGAGGTCACGGTCGACTGGCTGCGCCAGAACCGGCCGGAGGTGTTCGAGGAGATCAAGACGGAAGTGCAAGACGCTGCCAAGGCGGATGGCGCCAAGGCAGAGCGCGACCGCATTCGCGACGTCGAGTCGGCCTCGCTGCCTGGCCACGAGGCGCTCGTGAGTCAGGCCAAGTTCGACGGTGTGTCGACCGGGCCGCAGGTCGCGATGCGGATCGTCGAGGCCGAGCGCAAACGTCGCGACGAGCTCAGACAACAGATTCGGTCCGGAGGCGGAGTGCCGGAGCCGGTGGTCGTCGACCCCGCGCCGGCGCCCACGCGCACGGACTACAACCAGATCGCCGATCTCACGGAGCGCGCGAAGGCAATGTGGGAAGACGAAGCCGAGTACGACGGCCGCAAGGCCTCGTCCTGGGAGTCCCTCGAGCGGTTCACCGCGTACGTGAAAGCGCACGCGACAGGCCGCGTCCGCGTGCTGAACAAGCAGCGCTGATCCCCTTCTCAATCACAGGAGACGTCACATGACCACGCTCGCAGCAGACGCGCGACGCAACTACGAACTCGGCGACATCGAGGAGTACGGCGTCATCGCGTCGGACATCATCTACCAGGGCGCCGCCGTAGGCGACAACGGCTCGGGCTACGCTCGACCGCTGGTCGCCGGCGACCCGTTCCTTGGCTTTGCCGAGGCGCAAGTCGACAACGCATCCGGCGCCGCGGCCGCCAGGAACGTTCGCGTTCGGCGCAATGGCCGCGTGCAGCTGAGCATCGGCTCGCTCGCGATCACGGACGTCGGCAAGCCGGTGTACGCATCGGACGACGACACCTTCACGCTGACGCAATCGACCAACACCTGCATCGGTACCGTGGTTCGATTCATTTCGACCGGGGTCGGCATCGTCGAGTTCGGCGGTGTGCGAAACCGCATCGTCGAGCTGACGGACAGTACCACGGGTGCCGTCAGTGACACCGTGAACGACACGACCGCGTCCGTGAAGGACGACATCGCGGCGCTCGCGGGAAAGATCAACGAGATCGTCCGCTTCCTCAACCGCAGCTGATCACCCAGCCCCTGAACAGGAGTCAATGAGATGCCTTCACTGAGCGAAAAACTGTCCAGCCGAGACGTGCTGGCGGATCTGGTGCTGGCCCTCGAGCAATCGACGGGCGCAGGATGGGTCGGCATGGTGGCCGGCAGCACCCCGATCCGGTCCATGAAGGAAGAGGAGATCTTCCGCTGGCTCGGCCAGGTGCCGGGGATGCGCAAGTGGGTGGGTGGTCGGCTGGCGAAAGGCCTGTCCGATCAGTCCTACACGCTGCGCAAGGAGCTCTACGAGTCGACCCTCGAAGTTCTCGTCGACGAGCTCCGCCGCGATCGGTTCGGTCAGGTGCGCATGCGCATCAACGAGCTCGCGGCACGCACTGCGTCCCACTGGGCCTCGCTGCTGACGACGCTGATCATCAACGGCGAGTCGGCGACTTGCTACGACGGCCAGTACTTCTTCGACACCGACCACTCGGAAGGATCGAGCGGCAGCCAGTCGAACGACATCTCGGTCGACATCTCGGCGCTCGCGGTGAGCAATCACGGCAGCACGACGGCGCCGTCGGTCGGGGAGATGCGCGAGACCATCCTCCAGGCCGTCCAGAAGATCCTGAGCTTCAAGGACGACCAGGGCGAGCCGATGAACGAGAACGCGGCGTCCTTCCTCGTGAAGGTGCCGGTCCCGCTCTGGGCGACGGCGCGCGCCGCGGTGGCACTTCCGATGGTCGACTCGGGCGAGGCGAACATGATCCCGGCGATGGGAGATCTCTCGATTCAGGTCGCCGCGAACGCGCGGCTCACCTGGACAGACAAGATCGCCGTTTTCCGCACCGACTCGCAGGTGCCGGCGCTCATTCGCCTGGAGGATGACGACGGCCTTTCGATCGACGCGATCGCCGAAGGCTCGGAGCTCGAGTTCCGGGAGCGGAAGCACAACTACGGCGTTTCCGGCTACCGGACGGTCGGCTACGGCTACTGGCAGTACGCCTGCCTGGCGACGATGGTGTAAGCATGGAGCTTCGCACCGTTCACATCCAGGCGCCCGTCAAGGTCTGGTCCTGCCACCTTCGCTTCCCCGGCGAAGGTGGTGCGGACCAGTACCGCCGTCGTTCCCATCAGCTCCAACTGGTCGAGGGCAGGAAGAAAGCCGACGAGTTCTCGCCGAAGAACGTCTATCGCCTCGAAGGCGAGACCATGTTCAAGGCCGGCGAGATCATCGAGACCGACTTCCCTTTTCCCAAGGCCATGCGAGCGGTGGCGCGCTACGCGGACGAAGACTCCGCAGCCGAGGCATCCGCTGACGCCGCATGAGTCTGTTCCGCGAGAAGCTCGACGTCTTCTACCGCAAGGGAGATGACGTCACGGTGTATCCGGTCGCCGCGCCTGCGGCGGCCGCATACCTGGCTGCTGGCGGCGCTGGCGTTGTGGTGCGCGGACTCTTCACGGAAGAGGACGTGCTCGCGTACGAGGGTGACGTCAAGGTCGAGTCTCGACAGATCACGTTCGAAACTCTGCGGTCACGCGCAGACGCGGCGAGCATCGCGCGGAACCAGAGCTCGATCGAGTTCGAAGATCGGCTCTACACGGTCATCCGGATCACACACGTGGATCCGGGGGCCGTGCTCTGCTGGCTGCGAGACGACGGAGAGGTCTGATGCACGTCGTCGATGCCATCGCAGAGCGGTTCGTCGAGCTGCTGCTCGATGCCACCGACGCGCAGGACCGGATCACCCGCGACCTGCCGAAGACGGAAGCCTTCCGGGCGCGCGAGGACCTTCCCGCGATCGACATCCGGATCGGCGCCGAGGAGGAGTTCAGTCCTCGCCTGCAGGGTTTCCACCGCGCAACCGTGGTGGTGAACGTCGACCTCTACGCCACCGACTCGCAGAACGTGTCGAGCGCGCTGCTCGAGCTCCGGCGACAGGCCTACAACGCGATCATGCAGGGCACCTGGCCGTCCGGGTGCATTCGTGTCCTGCCTGGCGTGGCATCCGAGGTCGCGCGCGACAGCGAGGGCTCGATCCCGATCGCGGCGCAGCGGCTCACGTTCCTCGTTCTCTACCAGCACTCGCTGACCGACAGCACTCAACCGTAGGAATCTGACATGGCGAAGATCGTTGGCCAGCAACAGGTCCGGATCAAGGTCGAGACGACGTACAACTCCGATGCCGCCCCGGGCGCGACGGACGCACTCGTCGTCTCGAATTTCCAGTGGAAGTTCGCCGAGGCTCGCCTCGCCGAGCGCGCGATCTCCACGGGCACCAAGCTCGGTGCACCGTCGGTCTACGCCGGCGCGCTCGTCGAGGTCACCTTCGAGTGCGAGCTCAAGGGCTCAGGTGCAGCGGGAACGGCGCCCGATGTCGGGGCAGCGCTGCGCGCCTGCGGCTTCCTCGAGACCATCACGCCGGCGACGTCGGTGGCGTACAAGCTCGACAGCGACGACGAGAAGAGCGCCACCCTCTGGTTCAAGGACGGCGACCCGACCGGGGCGGCCGGCGACGAGTGGCGCCTGACCGGCTGTCGTGGCCAGGTGGTGTTCCCGATCGAAGCCGGCGCGTACGGCAAGGCGAACTTCACGTTCCGCGGTCACATCGGCCAGGAGCCGACGAGCACCGCGGCCTGGACGCAGACCGTCGAGACCACGGAGCCGGTGCCGGTGCTGAACGTGCCGCTCGTCATCGGTGGCGTCACGCTGGAGCAGTCGAAGGTCGGCATCGACCCGGCGCTCGAGCTCGCGCAGCTCTCGGTGCTGAACAGCACGGACGGCTTCGGCGAGATCCGGATCACGCGTGCCAGGCCGAAGGTGTCTGCGACGGTGGTGGCGCCGGCAGTGGCGACGATGGACCCCGTCGGCGACTTTCGTGCCAACACCAGCCGGACGCTCGCGATGGGCGTCATCGGCAGCACGGCGGGCAACCGCTACCAGTTCACGTTCCCGGGCGGTGGCAAGTACCAGGAAGTCACCCAGGGCGACGACGGCGGCATCATCACGTACGACATGGTGCTCGCGCTGCTCGAATCGGCGCTCGGCGACGACGCGCCGCTCACGCTCACGTTCACCTGAGGGGAGATTCATGAAGGTTCGTTCGATCGCGCTCGGCCCACAGTGGGTCGAGTACGCAGATGCGCGCTTTATGATCGAGCCGGTCACGACCGCGGACGATCTCACCATCGTCCGACTGATGGGCGAGATCGGTGCGCGCGAGGCAGGGCATGTGCACATGCTTCCTGCCGACGTGCGAGCGGAGATGCTCGATCTTGTGAAGCGCAAGGTGGTCGGCTGGGAAGGCGTAGTCGACGATCGCGGCGTGGCGATTGCCTATCAGCCGGACGTCATCGAGAAGTGTTTCGCCGCAGGTCAGATCTATGGCCTGTTCTTCAAGATCTACCTCTCCGCCAATCTGTCCGAGACCGACAGAAAAAACTCATCTACGCCGCCGCCGTCGCCCGCAGCAGCGGTTTCTTCCACTGCGGGCAGTGCCGGCTGAATGGCCGGTTTCCCTGTCGAAAAACTCTCAGCATCAAATACCGGGACACACTCGGCGTCGAGCGCACCGATCGCTTCAAGACGTGCGTCGCCGCCACGATCCCGACTCAGATCTGGAAGGTTGTGGAGCTGTATCGCCACTTTCTGCGCGGGCATCTCCCGGTGCAAGGCGGCGCGATCGACCAACCCGCATGGCTGATGCAGGCGTTCGACGTGCTGACGGCAAACTGGGGGTCTGATGGCGGACAAGATTGAGTTCGTAGTAACCGCGAAGAATGCGACCAAGTCTGTTTTCGACGAGATCCAGTCGTCGCTGGGGAGCGTCGAAGGTTTGCTCGGGAAACTCACCGGCGCGCTCTCGGTCGGCGCAGTCGCCGCCTACGTCGAGCACCTCGGCGACCTGGCCGACGAACTCGACAACGCGTCGCTGCTGCTCGGCGTCAGTGCACAGCAGCTGCGCGAGTGGCAGCAGGTCGCCGAACTCTCGAACATCTCGGGCGAGCAGTTCACCACGCTTCTGGAAAAGCTGAGCAAGTCCGCGGGCGAGGCGGTCGGCGGCAACAAGGCCCTGATCGAGAGTTTCGCGAAGCTCGGGATTACGCAAGACGATCTGAAGGGCGATTTATCCGACCTCGACGCGCTGTTTCCGGCCGTCGTTGAGGGGCTGCGCGCGATGGACGACAACTACGCTCAGGTCGCCACAGTGCAGGAGATCTTCTCTCGCGGCGGCATTCAAATGCTCGGCTGGATTCGCTCGGCGCCGGAGGACATCGAACGCGTCACCCAGAAGTTCCGCGAGCAAGCTGGCGTAATGACTGACGAGGAAGTCAGGGCGGTAGCTGACGCAAAGGACGCGTGGGACGCGTTCCTGAACATGCTCGAGCAACGCGCGTTGAAAACGCTGGCGCAAACCATCGCAACGATAAAGGAGTTTCAGGAAGCGAAGTACGGGAACGAGTTTCGCGCCGCCGTCGCCGAGCAGCGCGAATTGATGGCGGAGCTCGCGAATCTCGAGGCGGAACTGCGTGACATGCAGGAGACGGCACCGCCCGAGCAGGGCTGGCTCATGAAGTTCCTGGGCTTGCTGCCGGGCGGGCCGATCGACGAGGAAGGTCTGAAGGCGCGCATCGCCGAAATCAAGGCGCGCATCGGGCAAATCATCGCGACCGCGCCCGCGCCGACGGCCAATGAACCGCCGCTGGATGGATCAGGCGGCGGCGTGGCGCCGATTGACCCAGCGCTACAAGAAGCGATCGCCGCATCCCAAGCCGCCGCCCAGCAGATCATCGACCTGGATGTGCTCCGCACCGAAAGCGAGCGCATTCAGAGCGAGTATCGGATCGAGCAGGCGCGCCTCGAGGCCGAGCAGCGGGCGATCATTCTGCAGTCGCTGACGGAAGCGGAACGCATCGCTGCGGAGCAGCGCGCCGAGTTCGAAAAGAAGGTCGAGAAGCAGAGGCAGTTGGCTGCAGCCCAAGGCGCGTTACAGAGATTCGCGATCGCGGCGCAGGGCCACAAGAAACTGTTCGAGCTGGGCAAAGCCGCAGCGATTGCCGACGCGATCGTCAACACCTACAAGGCCGTTCAAGCTGCGAGATCGCTCGGTTACCCGATGGGTCCGATTCTGGCTGCAGTCGAACTCGCGGCCGGTATGGCGAACGTGGCCGCGATCCAATCGGCGACTTTCGGTGGAGGAGCCGCGACCGTTCAGGGCGCGGGGCCCGGAGGCTACGCGCCAGCGATGGGTGAGGCGCAGGTAGCTCCGCCAAATGCGCTGGTTGACCCAAATCGGCAGCAGCAAGGCACTGTCGAGATCGTCGTACGTGGTGGCGATTCCGCGGGCCAGGCGCTGCTCGATCTGCTCTCCGTCGAGATCAACCAGCGCGACCAGGTGTTCATCAAGAACGGCAGCCGTCAGGCCGCGGAGCTCGTCGGGTGAGAGTCACCTACACCGCGAAGCGCGCGCTGGCGTCGGGCCACTCCGCGAGCACCTCATACGATCTCGACCTCCTTGCGTCCGTCCCGGTCGCGACGCTCCTTCCCGTCAACCGCCAAGCCATCGCGATCGACGGCTCGCCTGAGACGCTCCTGCTCAGGATCGAGCGCACGTGGTCCTTCAGCAGCGATCACTTCACGCGTTCCGGCACGCCGTCGACCTACGACCTCGTGCAGGAGTGGCTCGCGTCGGTCATGGGCGGCGAGACATTCACCTTCGATCCGTATCGCGTGCCCGGCGGCTCGGCCGTGTCTCCGGTGTCCGTGATTCTCGTCCCTGGCTCGGCCGTCCTGCAGCCGATCAGCGATGGCGTGCAGCTCTACACCATCTCGGCTCAGGTGAGAGAGCGCAATGCGGTCGTTTGACGAGTCGTTCGCCGCACAGCTCGCCTCGCGTGACAAGTCGCCTCGGTTCATGATCGAGGTCGCGCTCGTCCCTGCCTCGACTCCTCCGATCGATCACGTCTACATCGCCTCGCACGGCGACATCTCGATCGGCTCCATCTACACCCCCAACCGCTGGGAGTTCACCAGCACCCTCGACTCGTGGGCGGGCACCAATGCAACGCTCACGAGCGGCGCGACTGCCGTCGTGCTCGACGCGACCGGGAGCGATCCCTACATCACCCGCACCGTCTCCATCGCCGGCGGCACGTACCGCTGGGTGCGCGCGCGCGTGAAGCGCACCGCGGGCACGGGCTGGGAGGGCAGGGTCCGCTACTCCACGGGCGGCCACGGCTACTCCGATTCCTACTACGCCGAGGTCGCGACCGACTACACCCAGGAGGCGGGGGTGTGGGTGGTGCTCGAGTGGGACATGTACGCGCTTGCGGCAGGTGCCTCCGACTGGCAGTCCAATACGGTCACCGGCCTCAAGATCGACCTCGGCACCGGCTCAGGCGATGACTACGAGATCGACTGGATCGAGGTGACGCCTGACCTCACTCCGCTCGCCGCGCGCCTCGAATCCGTCGGCGTGGTGTCGCAGCGGATCTACCCGGACGAAGGTCGCAGCACGATCGGAGCCTTCAACTTCGAGGCGCTCGACACCCTGGCGTCCCTGACGGACGAGCAGCGCACGCAGCTGAACGACAACGACATCGGCCTGCGCGGAAAGCGCGTCCGGTTCTACGTCGGGTTCGAAGGCATGGACTTCGCTGACTTCGAGCTCTACTGCACCCAAACCCTCCAGGGTGTCAGTTACGACTCCGGGGTCTACAAGTTCCAGTGCCAGGACATCCAGCGCGAGGCCAAGAAGCGCGTTTTCGAGCGGGTGACGCTCCGCCTGGCGCAGGATGTCGACTCGGTCACCACCACGATCCCAATCACCGGCGACACCTCCCTCCTCGAAGCCTTCGAGCACGACGCCGCGTTCTCGGACGCGCCGAGCACGGAAGTCGCGTACGTCAGGATCGACGACGAGATCATCCGGGTGCCGGTCGCCGGCATCGACCCGAACGAGCTCACGGGCGTCACGCGCGGCGCGCTCGGCACGTTCGCGGCGGCGCACACCACGCAGACGGGCGGCCTCGAGGACGAGCTCACCGAAGTCGAAGAGGTGATCTACCTCGAGATGAACTCGGTGAAACTCTCCTACGCGGTGCTGACCGGCAAACTCCTCGGCCAGACTGGTAAGACCCTGCCGAGCGGCTGGCACGCAGGCATCACGTCCGACTACATCGACGAGGCGAGCTTCACGGGCATCGGAGCCGACCTGTACAACTCGGGCAACGGCGGCGTCGTGCTGCGCTTCATCGACCCGGACGCCGGCGAGGTGAAGCGCTGGGTCGAGCAGCAGATCATGCGAATCATCGGGACGTTCCTGTTCGTGCGCACCGACGGCAAGCTCGCTCTGCGTCGCCTTGAGGAGGTGCTGCACGGTGCCGCGCCGATCGCCGCGATCACCGACCGCGAGCTCACCGACCCGCCCGCACTGGCGTACCGCTACGACCTCATCGCCAACCGTCTCGAGATCGAGTGGAACCGGATCGACGACGAGACCACTCGGATCACGCGAATCGACGACAGCACCTCGATCACGCGCTGGGGCGCCTCCGACACCCGGAAAATTCCCGCCTACGGCCTACACGGAAGCCGGCACTCGTCGGATGCGCTGCGTTCGCTCTTCCAGCGCTACCGGAGCCGGTACTCGGGGCCGCCGATCATCACCAAGGCCGATGCGCTGCTGACGATGGCGCGCCTCGAGGTGGGCGACATCGTCCAGGTCGAGACGGCGACGGCCGTGGATCACACCGACTCGGAGACGACGGTCGGGCTCGCGCGCAGCTTCGAAGTACAGGGTGTGACGCTCGACTGGCTCGCGCAGCGCCTGACGTTCGACCTATTCGGCTCCACGCAGCAGGCCGCGCCAATCGGGAGCGGCAACACCGGCGAGGCGATTCCGGACTCCTGGTTCGACTCGGGCGGCACGGACATCGATTCGAAGGCGGAGGTCACCGGCGCCGCCGGTGTGTTCACCGTCAACTCGAACTGCACGCTGACGGGCAATGCGAGCCTCTCGAACAGCGCGGCCATCTGGCGCTGCACGGGCGACCTCGTCATTCCTCCCGGTGTCACGCTCACGATCACCCAGAACGTGCAGCTGCGCGTGAAGGGCGTGCTCACGATCAACGGCACCATCAACGGCGCGGGCGAGGGTCTGGCCGGTGTGGCCGACACCCTCGACACGAGCTCGTGGCCGATGTTGCCCAACTCGCTATTCGGTCTCGCTCTGGCGTTCGTGGCCACACCACCCTACAGCGGCGTGGCGGTGCAGACCGGCAATGTCGGCTACTACGGCGCGCCGCGTGCAGGCGGTGGTCTGTTCGAGCGCGAGAACACCGCATTCGGCGGTCACGCCTTGATTCAGTCGTTCTATCCCGCCGCCACGGAAGGCACGGTGAACGTCGTGCCGACCTACATGATCGGCTGGAACGGGTCCGTGGTGACGGGTCTACCAGACGACCTGCGAGGCTCCAGCGGTGGCCCCGGCGGCAAGCGCCACTGGAACCGATCGAATGGCGGCGCCGTGCAGGTGAACGACGGCGGAACCGGCGGCGATGGTGGTGCAGGCCTGCTGGTCATCTGCCGCGGCGCGACGTTCGGTGCGGCCGGGCAGGTGAATCTCTCGGGAGCCGACGGCCTCGTCGGTGAATACGACTCCGGCAACACCCGGCCAGCGCACGCGGGGGCAGGGGCAGGAGGCGCACCAGGCGCGGTGCTCTTCGTCGTCGACGGCGTGCTCAACCCGCTGCCGGTATTGACCAACACTACGATCCCCGCCAGGTATGGCGAGGTGCCTCTCCCGTCGGGTGCCTACAACGTTCAGACGACCGCTTGGCAGCGGGTCGGTGACCTGTCGTTGTTGCAGACGAACCGGATCAGCTACTTCGCGGCATCGCCGACGTCGAATCTGCTCGCGGGTGTCGCGGCGTCGCGCGCGCTGTATTTGTCGGCGGACGACGGGGCGGCCGAGGACCCGGCAGGACCAGGCGATCCGGTCGAGCCGGCGAACATCATGCCGGCTGGTTGGTCGGATTTCGAATCGCTCGAGTCCGACCAAGTCTTCTGGACGTTCGGCGACTCACCCATTGCCGACTACGCGGTGTCGACGGCGCGCGCGTGGATCGGCTCGCGCTCGATTCTGTGCAAGCCGGCAAGCGGGACCGACAAGCAACGGACGCTCATGCTCACGTCGATCACCGGCGGCGCCGGCGAAATCGACAACATCGTCCTAGAGCCGAACCGCCGTTACATTGCCGTCATCGCGGTCTATCCGGTCAACGCGGCGGCGAGAGCCGACCGCACGCTCATCGGGTTGCACTATTACACGTCGTCGCTTCAATCGATCGCGAATAGCGCGGAGGTCGACTGGTCTGCGCTGCCGACCGGCGAATGGTCGCAGGTCGCCTATGAAATCGACGCGCGCGCGTCGAGCCGAACCTCGGGCGTGCTGCGATTTCTGTATCGGAACTCGGCCAATGTCACGACGCCGGAGTTTCACATCGACGCTGTGCGGCTTTTCGACGTCACCGATACACCCTGGCTGACGGCCGCGAACTTCCCGACAAAATGGATTCCGCCGGCGTCGGTCGGCGCTCTCGCAGCGATCCGGCTCGAGGGCGGCCCGCGCATCCTGGTCGGCGACGGCTCGCCCCAGTCGGCTGCGACGGCTGTGCCGAGCTCGATTCAACTCGACCGCGCGAACGGCAAGGCCTACGTCAAGGAAACCGGCACAGGCAACACCGGATGGTCGAAAGTAGCGACGCAGTCCTCGGTAGATGCTGCGCTCGCGCAGTACCTCGAGTATCGAGACGTGAAAGCGCAGGGCACGGCCGGAGGTACATTTACATCCGGCGCGTGGCAAACTCGCGACCTGAACACCGAGTCGCACGATCCCGCGAGTCTCGGGTCTCTGTCATCGAACCAGGTGACGCTCGCGGCCGGCACCTATGAGTTCTGGGTCTCCGCGCCGGCGTACACCGTCGATTTCCACATCGCTCGCCTCTACAACGTCACCGATGCGTCCGTCATTGCCTACGGAACGACGGAGTTCGCAGACGCCGGCACCGGAATGACGACTCGGTCATTTGTTACCGGGCGGTTCACCATCGCGTCATCGAAAGCGGTCAGGGTCGAGCATCGGTGCACGAGTTCGCGCACGACTACCGGCTACGGACGAGCTGCCAACATCACCAGCGTCGAAGAAGTCTACACCATCGCGGTTTTCAGAAAGACGGGGTGAACCGGGACGGCGATCCGCCTAATGACAATCCGTCCCCCACGGGTCGATCCCCTGGTCCGCGTTCTGCTTCACGAAGTACGCGCTGTTCCCGATCGTCAGCGCCTGCCACGTCCCCTGCACCCAGCCGGGAGCCTCCCACGCTTCCAGCATTCGGGTCACGCCGAGATGCAGCCCCGCCATCGCCACCCCCCACACCACCGCCTCGCCGACTGACGGGTCTTCGCCGATCAGCGCCCGCGTGACTGGATCGTCTTCCCGGAAGCACGAGCTCCGCGCGATCTGCACCGTCTGAGCGACGTCGACGGCGTGCACGACCATCCACACCTTCTCCTCGTTCGGGATGCTCGAGCAGGCGGCGAACCACTGGATATTGCCAGCGATTGCCAGAGTTTTGCCAAGGGTGGCGAGACGAGAGACGTAACGTCTTGAAAAACTGGTAGGCGCGAGAGGACTCGAACCTCCGACCCCCACCATGTCAAAGTGCTGGCGTTGTGCTGTATGCACTTGTCCTCCTTCGATTTCGAGCATTCCGGCCGGCAATACGGATCGCCTCGAATCAGGCATTTTCGCCACTGGATTTTGCCGGCTGAGCCGGGATCTCGCGGTCGATGGAGCGCAGCATGAACTCCTTGTGCGCATCGAAAGCGTAGCTGTCTGCGCCTCCGATCAGCGCGCGGTACATGGTCTTCCCGTCAGCAACCAGCTCGAAGACTCCCGTGTCGCCCGCCCATTGCGGCGCGCGCAGCAGCCATGCGCCACGCTCCCATATCGGAACCGAAAGAGCCGGCGAGATTGCGAATGACCAGAAGATGTGGTCGTTGCTCCGGTCCACCGCCTCGATTCCTTGCACCAGGCGAGGCCCGACGATCTCAACGCGCATCGCCGTCGTCGCTTCTATGGATGGAGGTGCCGGGAGCGGGCGCCAGTACGGATACGCGAACGCCGGCACCCCTCCCTCCGATCCGGTCATCCAGCCGTCACCGTCCCACTCGCCGACCTCCATGTCGCCTTGCTCGCCGCACAGCAGCACATCGACGCCCTCGTCCGGACGCCGATCCTCGGTTCTGATCCACTCGCTCATCCTTGCATCCCTCGATTCATCCGAAACACGTCCAGCGGTTCCGGCCAGCCTGCCTCGTTTTGTACCTGAATCGGGCCCGCGATGAAGGCGACATCCTCGATTCGCCACTGGATTTTGCCGGCTGAGGCGGATAGACGCGCACTGCCGCTACCTCGCAGAAGTAAAGCGTACCGAGACGGCGGGCCGGACCGGGACGATCCAGAGCATTTGTCATCGCATTGGAGAGTCGGAGAAAGCGGTACGTCGCGCCTTCGCCAACAAGGGCGGACCGCCGAAGCCGAAGCGGCGTCGCCGCCGAACTTCGGACACACGTACGGCCTGACCGAGCCGCACTAAGCACCTGCGTGAACCTGTCTGCGCACTAACGCAGGGGGTTCGCGATCGTGAAGTTCAATCAAGCAGGCACGGTGCCGGAAGTGGCCGCTGAGAACGGCATCTCGGTGCGCCACGTCTACAACCTGATTGCGGCCGGCAAGCTCAAGACGGTGAAGTTCGGTCGCGCGCGTCGCATACCAGCCGCCGAGCGTGAGCGCCTTCAGCGCGAGGGGGCGTGATGCGCTGCACGTTCTGCCGGCTCGTTCGATCGGTCTTCTCGCGCGTCTGCGGTGGTGAGCCGTGGGACCCGTCGATTCCGCTCACGATGAGGATGACGCGATACGTCTTCGAGTGCGCCGGGTACTGGGTGACGTCGATGACCTCGAGCGAGTCTATGTCGATCGGTTCGGGGATCCCCGCGGTGCGACAGAACTCTGCCGCGGCCACGAGAATTGGGTCCGTCGACGCCTTCACGCTCAGAGTCCTGCCTCCACGTCGACGTACTTCACGTCGTGCCCCTCCTGATAGAACTCCGTCATGGCCGTCGTCTTGTGCGCCATCAGGGCCTGCACGTACTCGACGGGGAACCCCTTCCGCTCGTAGCACCAGGCGCCGTACGCCCTCAGATCCCGGAACGCCGGCCGCTGCTCGAGGGGCAGCTCGGCGTACGCCTGCGCCTTCTCCCGCGCGGCAGCGAACGCCTTCGACAGCAGGTTGCCTCGCACTTGGGTCCACTCGTCGAGCGCGCGAGAGCGCCTTTCGGGCGGCCTGCGCACAAGGTAGTTGCCGAGCACGGGGAAGGACAGCGCGCGCTGCACGGCGACAGCCAGTCGGCTTCCCGGCGCGATCCGGATGGCGAGATTCGCTCCGGTCTTCGCGCGGGTGAGCGTCCAGCGTCCGCCGGCTACGTCGGCGCGCTTCGCCGCCACCAGTGTCGACCGATCCTGGAGGCTCGCCACGGCGAGCTCCATGGCGATCTGCAGCCACTCTGGCGCCGCGGCGAGGATGGCCTGGTAGCCTTCGTCGGTATGCCTCACCCGGACCCGCTTGAGGTCGACGGACAGCGGTGGCAGCGCCATCTCGGCCTCGTTCGTGTTGCAGATCCCCTCGGCGATGGCGAACCGGTAAAGCTCGATCCAGACGCTGCGGTGTTTCGCCCAGGCGTGCGGCCCGAGATCTTCCCAGGCGGTGCGCAGCGCGAGGCGCGTCATCCCTGACCAGTCGAACTGGCCGACCCGGCCCTGATACCACTTCAGGATGCGACGCTTCTCGGCGAGCGTCGTCTCGGCATTGCCGGCGCGCTCGAGCCTCGCGGTGAACCGCTCGATCACCCGATAGACGGTGTGCGGATGGTGCGTGCTGAGCGCGTTCCGCCGGATCGCTTCGGCGATCGCCTGCGCCTCCGGTAGCCGCCAGTACTCCCACCGGTCGCCCTTGTACCGGAAGCCCTTGCGGTCCTTGGGCCGGTAGAGGTTCGGCGGCAGCCGATCGTTGTCAGACCGGCGCCGTGGCACGCAGCGCCTCGATCACCAGCCGTTCCATGTGGTCCCTCCGCTTTGCCGGCGCGTCCGACTGCACCAGGGGCCAGCCGTCCCCGTCGATCTCGAACTCTATCCCCATGCGCACGAGCTGCTCAATCTGCCGCCGGCGGTGCTTCCGGCAGGTCAGACGGGCGACGTCCTCGCGCGACAGGAATACGCTCACGAGTCAATGCACCTCGTGACCAGGGCGTGCAGCGCTCGGATACGCTCGAGGTCGTCGCCACTCTCCGCGGCCGGCCAGGCCTCGATATCACGACCCAGTGCGTCGGCGATGTGTCGCAGGTGCTGGACATCGAGCTCCAGGCACCACGTGCCGCGCTTCGTCTGGGCGGCGATCGGGCTCATGACGATCTGCCGTCCGTCAACGCCAACGGCAGGCGGCCGACGTCGCTGATGTTCACGTCGCCGCTCTTCGACGCGCGCGCGAACTCCAGCTCGGCGAGTGCGCTCTTCACGATCTGGTCCGACAGGTTGGCGATCGCCTTCGCCTCGTTCGCCGACATCTGGCCGGCGCGCACCTTCTCGATCGTGTCGAACAGCATCTCTCGCAGGTCCGCGCTCGACCTCATGCCCTTCTGCTGCGCCATGTCCTCGGCTCCCTTCGCCGCCGTGTAGATGTCCGTCGACTCGTTGAGCGTCACCAGGCCGTCCGCTCGAAGCTCGGCGAGCAGGTCGCGCAGTACCTGGAAGTCGCTGTGCGCGATCCCCAGCGTTTGCCGGAGCTGCTTCGGTGTCATCGGTCGCCTCTGAAGCGCCGCGAGCAGGTCCGCGCGATTTGGCTTCATGGCGTATCCACTCCGCGAGCAGCAGACTCAGCGCCAAGTCGCGGCGCCACAGTTGCTCCGACAGCGGCGCATAGACCATCGCCCGCGTGCGGGCATCCCAACTCAACACGCCTTGCAGAGCCCGGTCCCAGTCTCTGAACATGCGCTGCGATCGTGGGAACCGCTGGCGTCCGATCTTGATTCGACGCAGCTCGCGGCAGACCGGCCGATCGCACACGACCAGGTCGTAGTTCAACGCGCGCTCGCGGGCCCGCCGAGCGGAATACTCCCACCACCGCCAGAAGCCGCGTGGTCTCTCCTTCGCTTGCCAGTTGCCGATGCGATGGCAGAACGAGCATCTCGACAACCCTCCCATGATGCACGCGCTGCACGTCAGGCGGCCCTCGAAGTACAGCGCGTCGAACACCTGCTCGTCGATCTGTACCGGCCGCACCGGTCCGCCGCAGTACTCGCAGGTGCCGTGCGGATGCAGTGGCGAGAATAGGCGGGCCATACGGCGTCACGGCTCCCCCGCCGCCCGCAAGGTTCGCGCGTATGCGATCAGGGGCTGCGCGGCGCGAAGCATCTCGGCATCTTCGTGCATGGCCTTGTTGCGCTGGATCCAGAGCGTGGGATTGAGGATCGGGCCGAGCGAGTCCGCACGGTCGATCATGCGCAGCATTTCATCGACAGGCACATCGACCAGCGCCCGCGCGGCCATGACGATCGTGGTCAGGTGCTGGCGATACTCCTCTGGGGTCATGACGTCACCGCGTGGAAGAGCAGGAGGGCGGGCGGGAGGTTCATGCCGAGCTCGTCGTCGACACGAACAGCCGAGTCATGCTTGCGGGCTCTTCCGCCGTGTCGGTGTATCCCTCGAGCAGCTGCAGGGCGGCTTCGATGCGATGGATAGCGCCGGCCGCGCGTTCGCGGGTGTCCTGCAGCTTCGCGCGCGCGTCCGAGATTGCGATCTCGAAGATGTTCTCGCCGTCTGTCGAGGGCAGGATCGTCGGCAGCCGCTCGATCGACTGCTCGGCGTCGCGCACGGCGTCCTGCGCCTTCGACATCTCCATCTTCAGCGTGCTGCGAATGTCTCGAACGTAGGGCCAGGGCTTCCACTGACGTCGCTGCGCGATCTGCATGAAGTGCTGGAGCACCATCGACCGCGCGACCGATTCGAGACCGGTCGGAGGTGCCATGCCGGTGCGATCGTAGTGCTCGCGCGCATCCGGATCTGAGAGTACGTCGTACACCTTCTGAACGCGGACGAACTGCTCCTGCGCGTCTGGCGCCTGGTTGCGGTCAGGGTGCCACTTGGAGGCGAGCACCTGGTAGGCGCGCTTGATCTGTGCAGGCGTGGCGTCACGCTGGATGCCGAGAGTGGCGTAGAGGCTCACAACTTCACCGCGTGGAAGTACAGGTGACCGTTTGAGATCGTGACGACGACGGGACGATCCAGTCGGCGCGCGGTCTCGATCTTGGCGTAGAGCACGGGATCGGCTTGCAGGCTCGCGAGGCAGACACCGGCGGGCCACTCTTGGCTCCACGCCAGCCGCGCCTGCTGCTCGCGCTCCGCGATCTGTCGGAGCTGTCTGCGCATGGCGTGCGCCTCGCGCTGACTGATCTTCGACGAGCTCATCTCTTCCCGCCCCACCCGAGCGCACCCGGCTTGGGCCTGGTCTCCGTCTTCTTCTCCTCGATGAACCCGGTGCCCTCGGCGGCTCCGGTCACGCGCAGGTAGTCGACCTCGACCTTCGCCGACTGGATGATCTGACTGGCGACCTCAGAGACGGCTTTTGCGCGGTCGATGTCCATCGGCTTGTCCGGATCGCGCAGTGCGCGCAGCGTCGCGAACAGCTCGTCGCGCAGCTCCTTGATGTTGTTCTCCATCGCGTGACCTCTGATTGATCTGTCGATTGAGTGCGCCGCGCAGCTGCACCACCTGGGCGAGCTCCTTCGGCAGGTTGTGCACGGTGTTGCGTTTCATGAGATCTCGCCGGCTGACGAGCTCGAGCGCGTCGAGCGTGATCTCGGCCTCGACGGTCGTCGCCCGTCCGGCCAGGAACGCCACGGCGTACCCCGGCGGGATCGGGCCGTTGGCGGCGATCCAGACGAGGCGGTGCACGGCGACCCAGTCGCGCGGCGGGTAGCCGGTGTCGGTCACCTTGCGCTGCAGGTAGCCATCCGCGATCCGTGTGCTGCCGAGCGGCTTCCAGGTGTGCGGGTGCTGGCCCTTCTTGAAGCGCGTCTCGGCCGAGCGGCCGCCGGCGACGTAGTGCTTGCCTTTGGACCATGGCACATGGCCCTTCTGGAACCGATGCTCGGCGCCGACGTTGCCGCCCCGGCGCAGCCGGCACGCATCCGGCGTCTCGAGGTACTCTGGCGTCTTCTTGAGGCCGAGCTGCGCTGCCATCGCGAACACCGCCGGCAGCGGGCGCCCGAGGTCTCGCGCGATCCTCTCGGTCTTCTCGTGCGGATACCGCGCGCGCAGGACCTCGCGCTCCTGGTCGGTCCAGAAGCGGCGGGGCTCCTTGGCGATGCGGCGTTTGGTCATCTGCCGATCTGGATGGTCACGTTGCCCAGCCGCACCATGTTGCGATCCTCGGACTCGACTGGCGCGTAGATCTCGCGCAGGCGGGCGGTGCAGGCGTCGTAGTCGGCGACGCACTTCTCGAGCTCGTACCAGTGCGGCATGAGCGCGGACCAGTAGGGGCTCTTCGTCGCCATCGTCGGGAGCACGTCGTGCCGGCCCGTCTGCTCGAGGAAACTGAGGCAGCGCCGAAGATCGTCGGCGTCGTGCGGGTGATGCCAGCGCGGAAGCTCCACTCCGAGCGCGACCGCGCACATTGCCTCGCTCGAGGCGCCCGTCTCCCCGAGGAAGAGCCAGGTGATTTCTGGCGCGGGCCGTGTCTGCGCGGTGGTCATCGCGCCCTCCTGTGACTGTCAGCGTTCGGGCAAGATGCCCAGTGCACGCCCTTCTGATGCTTGTGGTAGTCGAACATCGGGGCGGGATCGTGCTCGAGGTCGTCGACGATCTGCGCCATGAAGTCGGCGTCGATCGGCATGCGCTTGCCGGCGTTGGTATTGAGCCAGACGATCTGAGCATTGCAGCTGCGGCAGCGGACGACGTTCACCAGCCCAGCCTCTTCCGGATCGCGGCGACGTCGTTCGCCCCACGGAGCTCCTGGTCGTAGGTCGGCTTGCGCACGCGAGGCTTCAACGGTGAGGGTCCGGCAGGTTTGCACCGAATGCCCAGCGCGTTCTCGTCGGCCTGGATGGTCGCAACCGAACACCCGAACCGTCGGGCCGCCTCGGCGCGCGTCATCGATGCGTGATCCCGCACCAGCGCATTGCGACGCTCGACCACGATCGCGTGCGCCTCCTTCATCGACATGCGGGCCGCCCGGCGCTTGCGGCCGAGGACGTCGTGGTTGTGCCACTCGCTCATGCTTCCCTCACGCACTGCGGCGCCAGCGCGTCCGCTGGGATGAATCGCCGGCACGCCTCGGCCGCGGACCGCGCGGCACAGCGCACTTCGTGGTTGCGGAACATGTCGCGCAGGCTGTTGCCGGTCGGCTCCGGCCGGCGCGTCAGGTATTTGAGGCGGTAACGGTGCAGGGTGGTGACGCTCATCGGCACACCTCGACGCGCTCGACGCCAGGCGTCTGATGCGCCTGGTGCGACGACATCACCCCGAGCGCCGCGATCATCGCGATCGCCATCAGGACCTCGAGGAACGGGCGCACGGATGCCGGGTCGCGGCTGTTGCGACGTTCGATCATGACTTCGCTCTCCAGACGGTGGCGGGCTTGCCGCTGCGGTGATTGGGCCGGCGATCGCCGGTGTCTTCGATCAGGTCCATGCTCACGAGCTCCGACAGCCGCGGCCGGATCGACAGCACGTCGGCGCGCAGCGCGGCCGCGCATTCGTCGGCGGTCCGCGGCATCCGCTGCAGGAGTTCGAGCACCTGGTCGCGCAAAGGCTTCGCCACCGGCGCGATCGCGGCGGCCGCGCGCTGGCTCGGTCCGGGCGCCTTCCAGCCAGGCGCGCGCGGATACACCGGCGGCAGCAGCTCGAGCTGGTCGTGGTTCTGCGCGCCGCTCATCAGGTCGAGGCCTCGTCTTGGCGGAACTCGTCGGCGATCTCGGCGTGTTCACGATGTCGCTTCTCCGCGAGCGCGGCCCGGATCTCGACCTCCGAGTCGCGCCAGGCCTGCTCGTCCGTGACGTCCTCGTAGTCGACCTGGCGGGTGTCGGTGAGCACCACCACCATCCTGGCGACGTCGAGGATCTGGCGTGCGCGCGCCAGCGCGTCGTCCGGATCGGCGGCGTGCACCTGCAGCACCAGGGCGAAGTCGCCGGCGTAGTCGGCATAGCCGGCGCCGTGGACCAGGTAGCGGCGGAACGTCACGACAGCGTCCCTTTCGCCGCGCGCACGGCCTGCAGCAGGGTCGGGCCGCCGGCGATGGTGCGACCGAACACGCCGCGCAGGCCTCCGACGCGGGCAAGCCAGTCGCGGCCGCTGCGCCGAAACCTCACGCGCCGGCCCGCGATCTCGGCTTCCCAGCCGGACCACCAGTGCGGCTGGAGCTTCGTCTGGTCGATGGTGGTGCTGCGGCGCTTCATGCGGTCTCGTCCTCCTTGATCCAGGTCACCAGTGGCGAATCCATGCCGGGCCACTCGCGCGGCCACCATCGGCTGCCGTGCTCCTCCATCCAGGCGCGCAGGTCCACGGTTTCGTGCTTCACCATCTCGCACGCCCACGGCCGCCACTCCGCCCAGACGGCGGTGACGAAGGCCTCGGCGAGCTCGCGCATCTTCGCGGTCGGCGTCCACATGCCGTCGGGATCGCCGTACTCCTCCTCGTAGGGCTCGAACAGGTCCTCGAGCAGGCGTTCCGGGTCCGGTGGCTCGACGGCCATGCGCGCGTAGCCGCACACCTGCAGCGTCGTCGGGATGCGCCAGGAGTGCGGATCCACGCCGTCGCAGGTGTTGTCGGAGACCCAGTCGTAGATCGCCTCGTCCTGCGTGGCGTGGAAGAGACGCTCGTTCTCGTCGCCGACTTCCCAGAACACGATCTCGCGCGCTGTCACGTGTCCTGCCTCCGCTTCATGTTGGCGACGCCCCATTCCTCGAAGGCGATGTCCCACTCCGCGAGCAGCACGCGCACCGATTCCAACCGCGAGCCGCACTCGGCAGCTGTATCGACGAACTCCCGCAGTTCCTGCGCCAGCCGCGTCCCAACCTCGATCGCGTCGCCGGCGGCCTGCAGGCGCACGTGGAGCAAGTCGTTCATCCCGCGAAACAGACGCACGTAGGCGGGCGTCACCCGGATGCCGTCGACGGTGATGCTGTCCGGCGGCGTGGCGCCGTTGAGGACGCTGCATCGCATCGCCGCCAGGTTGCGGTCCTCGTAGTCCGACTCGGCGACCCAACGGTCGTCGGGGCCGTAGAAGCCGACGGTCCAGAGACCTGGCTCCGATTGCAGATACACGTAACTCATCGTCGAACCTCCCGGCTGTAGTGCTCGCATCGAAAGTGCACCCAGCGCTGCTCGACGCCTGGTCGCAGGCACTTCGCGTAGCGACCGTCGCGGCGGTACTGCGATCGCGCGGTCGACCAGTAGTGGCAACCGGCGCAGGTGATGTCGGGCAGCGTGGTGTCGGTGCTCACGACAGCGCCTCGATGAAGCGCGCCTCGGAAAGCGGCAGGCGCCGCGCGCGGTCCTCGCCGACGAGCTGGATGCGGATGGCGCGCTCGTCGCGCTCGATCTGCCAGCCGTGGCGGACTTCGTCCTCGGTGCGGTAACGGATGGGGGTCCAGCCGCGGTTGCGGATCTTCCTGGTCGTCGGTTCCCGGATCGCCGTGCTCATCGCGCCGACCTCTGGGCCGCCGAGACGGACAGGGCCTCGGGGGGAACGTTGATGAACTCACGCCGGGCCAGCGCATACTCGAATGGCGTGGCGGTCCCGTTGTGACAGCGATTCAGGCAACGATCGGCATAGCAGCGGCCGCACTGGCGGTCGCGCTCGTTCGCACTCTCCTCGCTTGACGCCTCGTACGCGGAGCCGCAGTGCGTGCAGGTGGTGATGTGTGCCATGTCGCCTCCCGTGATCGTCGGAGGGAACAATACACCTCGTATTTGTTGACGTCAATACACTTGGTATTTGTTCGCTCGATAGGGGCGCGCGACGATGTCGGGGGACGTTACTTCGGGGAGGAGGTCATGCAACCGCTCGATGTGCTCATCATCGTCGGCGCAATGTTCGCTGTGGTGTTCGTGTTCGTGTGGACGTTCTTGCCCTTCGCGATATTCGGCACGAAGCCGATCCTGCGCGACATCGAGGCGCACCTGGCAGCGATCGAGAAGCGGCTGAAAGACCGTCAGCCTTGATTCTGGATATCCGAACAGTATCATTCGGACGTCGGAGTACACGGTGTCGCGCCGACGGCTCGAGGATCAAGCCGTCGCCGTGAAGTGAAATAATCGCGGCACCAATCGAGGCGATCCTCAATGCGCAGCGCTCACGAGCTCGCCGTGCGAAAAGTCGCGGCGACGTATCGATCACTGTCCAGAGAAAAACAAGGTCAGGCCGATCTTCTCATCGCTCTCTTTGAGGCGATCGAAGCTCCTCCAGCAGCACGCCGAGGGCCTCGACAGCCTTCGGCGAGAGAGCCGAGAGCCGGCTCTCGATTGCGGAAGAAGACCTAACTGGGTGGCCGAGGGTGCGTTCGCCGCCGTACTGTTCGAGCAACTCGACGACGGAGAGGTTCATCGCCTCGGCCATCTGCTCGATGTCCTCCCAGTTCGGAACACGGCGCCCCGTTTCGTAGTGAGAGATTCTGGCCTGCTGGAATCCCCACCCGCATCGATCTGACAGCTCAGGCTGACTGAGTGCGGCAGCCTTTCTCGCACGGCGGATGATGGGGCCGATGTCCACGGCCGGCACGGTATTCCACACTGTAGTGCCCTCCAAATGCGTTTTGTATTGACGCGAGACAATACGTGTCGTAGTGTCTTGCGCCCATGGACGCCGAACACCTGATCGAACGCTTTCGAAAGGCTCATGGGCTGACCCAGCAGGAACTGGCCGCCCGGCTGGGGATCTCGCAGGCGCGTGTGTCGCACTACGTCACTGGTCGGAACACGCTGCCGGTCGAGATCGCATACGCATTCATCGAGTTGGCTCGATCTCACGGCGAGAGTTACACGCTGGAAGACGTGTACCCAGCGCCGAGCGCCGCTTAGCAGATCACGGAGGCGCCGCGCGCATGTGTGTTCTCCATGGGTTGACGGCAAATCGGGCGGCGCCACCGGACTCTTTTTTTCGCCGCATGAGGCGTTACCACGCAATACCACAGGGGAGGTAAGGGGTGGTTGAGCAGATCCCGCTGATTCACGAGGACTGGCGCAGCGCGCTCCGATACGCGGTCGACGCGATCGGGGGGCCGGCGCAGGTCGGTGTCCGGCTGTGGCCGGCGAAGTCGTGCCGAGACGCTCGCGTGCTGCTCCTGCACTGCCTCAGCCCAGACCGCCCCGAGAAGCTCGACCTCGAGGAGATCGAGTGGATCCTCGCCGAGGCGCGAAAGGCGGGCGTGCACGCGGGTCTGGCGTACCTGTGCCGCTCGACCGGCTACGCGGACCCTCAGCCGATCACGCTCGAGGACGAGCAGTCGGAGCTGATGCGCCAGTTCGTCGCCGCTCAGAAGGCGATGTCGACGATCGTGCGCCGGCTGGATGCGCTCGCGCCGTCGATCAAGGCGGTGGGGTGATGGCCGTCATGCCGACGTTCGAGATCAAGGCTGACACGGCCGCTGCGAAGAACATGCTCACGGCGCTCAACGACCTGTTCGATGCGTGCAAGGCATTCGACGTACCAGCCGAAACCAAAGCGGCGCTCAGTCGCGTGGGGCTCGAGCTCGTCGAGCTGGCCATGGCCCGGATCAAGGTCTCCGTTCAGGAGCAGCAGGCCGTCAAACCGTCCGACTTCATGTTCACGATCTCCGTGGACGACGGCTCCGGCGCAGTCGAGCTGACCATTCCGGGCCCGGTGGCGGACGTCACGTTGGCGCTCAGCGCGGGTCACGCCGCCATGCTGGCGCAAAGCCTGCGTGGCGCACTGGGGGAGGATGGCGATGCCGTCACTCGTTGAACCCGATGATCGTCACGACCGTTACCGTCGTGTTCGGCTTCGGTCGTTTGGGCTTTCCACTCTTCGTGCGGTTCGCGTTCGCGATGGCGACGAGACATTCGTCGCGGGTGAGATTCCGATACGCCATCACGCGGTAGGTGATGTTCCGCTCCTCGTCGCGCACGACGTTCGCAACGCTCGGCATTTTCACGCGTGCACTCCATCGGTGGTTGGCGCTTCCGATGGTATCGCCCGTTCGACGGGGCTGACAGCCGGGAAAGACCGGCACTCATTCGTCGGGAGGTGCCCGTGATCCCGCCGCTCGAGAACCGTCCGCTCGAGAACCGTCTCTGGCGCTGGGAGGAGATCGCAGGCCCGGACGGCGTCGTCTACCTGCGCCGGTTCGTGATCGCGCGCCTGCCCGGCAATCGCCGGATCTACCTGCACCACTTCGTCGGCGACGACTGGTCGCGCGATCCGCACGACCACCCGAAGGCCTTCTGGTCGATCGGGTTGTGGGGCGGGTACGTCGAGGAGGTGTTCGCGCGCGTGCCTGTTCGGATCGGGCGGCTGTCACTGCGGCTGGCGCTCACGCACACGCTGCGCTGGTGGGCGCCCTGGATCCGCCGCTTCCCGGCCGAGCACATCCACCGCATCAGGCTCGTCGATGGCCGCAGCGCCTGGACGCTCGTCTTCACCGGGCCGGAGACGCGGCCCTGGGGCTTCTGGCGCGACTCGCGCTGGATCCACTACCTGACATACCTGCGTGAAGTCGACCGGGAGGGCGCGGCGCCATGACGACCAGGTCGCACCGTCGATCGGCGTATCTCGAGAAGCTGCGCGACCCGCGCTGGCAGAAGCGGCGCCTGGAGATACTCGATCGTGACGACTGGAGGTGTCGTCGCTGCTTTGACTCGGAACACACGCTGCACGTCCACCACGTCTGGTATGCGCCGGGCGGAGATCCGTGGGATGTAACCGACGATGGCCTGCTCACGCTGTGCGAGCGGTGCCACGCGGACGAGGAGTATCGGGCCGCCGTGGAGACGCGACTTCTGAGGGCGCTTCGGCGCCGCTTCGGCGTGTTCTCCGTCGAAATGATCGCTGACGCGCTCGAAGACGCGCTCGCGCGGCCGGGGGCGCCAGCCTGGCGCGTCGGCACTCCCGGCGTGGTGGCCGCCGTTCTGGTCGATGCGGATGCCTGGGACCGAGCCAACGTCCCCGACTCCGATGTGTGCGAATCGGTTGCCGGTGTGTCGGAGATCCGTAGCGAATGAGCCACGCCGCGACCTACTGGGCGTTCGCACAGCAGATCCGTCCGGCGACGGTGAAGTTCGTGCTCGTGTCCCTCGCCGACGCGGCGGACCAGGACGGCGTGTGTTTCCCGTCGATCAAGCACCTGTGCGAGATGACGTGCTTGGACCGGAAGACGGTGATCTCGGCGCTCGACCAGCTCGAGGCAGAGGGGCTGCTCGTCGACACCGCGAAGCGAGTCGGGCGAACGGGCCAGGTCAAGGTGTACCGACTCAACGGGATGCCGTCGAGCTCCAATCACTACGTCTACCGCGTCACGGACGACCGCACAGGCGAGTTCTACATCGGCGTGCGGTCCTGCTTCAACGACCCGAAGGCCGACAACTACCTGGGCAATGGCGCCTGGCCGATGGCCGCACGAAAGTCGGGAGCGCCGCTCCGGAAGGAGATCATCGCGTCGTTCTCCGACCGGAAAGAGGCCGAGGCGCACCAGGCGGTTGTGGCCGAACGATCGCTCGCCGACCCCCTGTGCCGGAACGTCCGAAACGAGCCCAAAGGCGGAACGGTTCCGAAAGCGGAACGGTTCCGTTCTTCCGCGGAAACAGTACCGATTTTCCCATCGAACAGTACCGATTTTCCCACGGAAGAGTCCCGAAAACGGGACACGGAACCTGTCATGGAACCGGTCAAGGAACCAACCAGTGAGAGGGAGCGCGCGCGACGCGCGACGCACACATCGCGGATTGCTCCCCAGGATTTCGAACCCGAGCCCGGGATCATCGACGCGATCCGGCGGGAGCGACCGGACGTCGATGTCCAGGCTCAGCTGGCGCGGTTCCGGTTTCATGAGTTCGATCGGCCACGGACGGACTGGCAGGCCGCGTTCGCGAAATTCTGCCTGCAGGCGCACCGGGACGACGGCGGCGGAGCGCTCGCGTGGTCCGAGGTGCTCGGTCTCCTGTCGAACTCCGCCGGGGCCGCGGCACGAGCAGGGCCACGAGTGAACGCGGCGGTGCGCGCTGTGGGCGGATGGCAGCGCCTTGGGCACATGCCGCAGGTGGGATTGAACGCGGTCAAGCCGTCGTTCCTGAAGGCGTACGCGGATGTCGCGCACGGCTGAGGGATACCAGGACGGGCGCAGCACGCTCGCCATGCTGCGGCGCGAGCTCCAGGCCGAGATGCAGCGCAGGTGCCCGCATCGCTGGCGCCCGGACCGAGAGCAGCAGGGCAGGTGGGTCTGCGAGGTCTGCCACCTGGTCGAGGATCGAACGACGGAGGGGATCACTTGAACACGGGACAGCACAGCTTCGAAGCCGAGCTCGAGGCGCAGCGGCAGATCTACGACGCGCTCAAGCCGTTCGCGATGCAGGATCGCGATCGCCTGCTGCGCATGGTGCAGGAGCGCATGGCGCGCGAGCGTGCACCGGATCGCCTGCAGGGCCTGGCGCTGGTGCGCGAGCACCGCTACCCGGTGCCGGAAACCTGCCGCACGGACGTCGAGCACATCGACGTCGGCCTGCCGCCGGAGGTCGCGTGACTGCGAAGCACAAGGTCGGCGGATTCATGTCGCGGCAGATGCGTAGGGGCGCCCGATACTCGCCGCACTACGGCGAATCCGAAGGGGCAACCCCAGGCAAGGTGAAGCGCCGCGGTCCGTGCAAGCGCAAGGGGCACATCTTCATGGGCGGCCGACCGTTCGTCGGTCTCTACTTTCGCAAGGGTGTTTCGCGCCAATTCAACATCGGGATGACGTGCCGGCGGTGCGGACTGAGGCAGGGATGATCCGCTACCCGATCACCCCGGTGCCGGCACCGCGCCAGGTGCATTCCGACAGGTGGAACCTCCGACCATCCGTGATGCGCTACCGGTTGTTCAGAGACGAGTGTCGGCTGCACAGGATCAAGATCCCGGCGACGCCGTACCTCGCGTTCTACCTGCCGATGCCTCGGTCCTGGAGCGAAAAGCGGAAAGCGCGGTATCGCGGCACGCCGCACATGTCACGCCCGGACTGGGACAACCTCGCGAAGGGGCTGATCGACGCCTGCTGCAAGGAGGACGGGTACATCCACGCGGCGCTCGTGACGAAGACGTGGGCAGACGAAGGCTCGATCGTCGTGGGCGAGTTCGACCCGCGGACCGTCATGATCATGGTCGCAGGAGCAGAACATGACCACGCTGCGTGACCAGGTCCTCGAGAAGCTCTCCACCGCCGAGTATCCGATCACCCTGCCGCGCCTGGCGAAAGCGCTCGGCCTCGGCCCGCGGCAACACCCAGAGATCACGCGCGAGCTCACGATCCTGCACCGCGAGCATCGCGTGCACGTCGCGAATGGGGGAGGGTGGTCGCTGCTGAACGGCGACGTCACGCCACCAGTCACCGCAGACACCGCCGCCAGGGCGACGTCGAGGGGCAAGGGGGAGATCCAGGTCAAGATCCTGGCCGAGCTCGCCGGCGGCGAGAAGACGCGCGCCGAGCTGGTCACCGCGCTCCACCCGGACAAGCGACCCATCGATGTCGACCAGGCCCTGCACCGGATTTGGAAAACCCGATTGGTCGTCCGCGTGAGGCCGGGCGTGTACGGCCTGCCGGGTGACGATGGGGCCGATGCGTCAGCGCCGTATCCGGAATCGGTGAAGGCCGAAGCGCGCCGGCTCATCGGTGAGGCGAGAGAGCAGCGACTGAGCAAAACCGAGACTGTCGCGGCCCCGCCGTCGGACGCGGATCCGGCGCCACTCCTCACGCCGGCGCTTCCGGAGTTCGTGCCTGGTGTCCTCCAGGAGGCGGTCCCGCCGCGCTCCGACCTTCGCGATCTCCTCATGCGTGGCGCCGAGCGCGTGCTCGCCGGCGACATGGACAAGGACGGCGCCGAGGCGCTGGTAGAGCTCGTCGACGCGATCCTGGCGATCGACCTGGGCGAGGTGGGGGCGTGAGGCGTGGGCGGAACAAGGGGCCTACCCCGCTGTTTCTTCGCAAGGAAAGACCCGGGCCGCCGAAGCGCGAGGCGTCCGCGGAGATGGCTGCTCACGTGGCGGAGTTTCTTGCCGCAGGTAACCGCATCGACGAATGCGCGCCTCAACCAAATCTGCACTTTTTCAAGGACTACTACCCGCGATTCGGGATCGGACGAACCTCGTTCGTGTACTTCATCCAGGCGGGGCAGACCGGCCCGATCAAGATCGGTGTCGCATACGACCCGGTTGAACGGCTGGCCGAGCTGCAAGTCGGCAACCACGAGGAGCTGCGGATCGTGGGGCTCCAGCTCGGCACACCATCGGACGAGCAGCTGCTGCACAAAGAGTTTGCGAGCAATCACATCAGAGGGGAGTGGTTCAGGCTATGCGATCGACTTGCGACGTACATCAAGCGCGCGACACAGCACACGACGATGCAACTGCGCTACGGCGGATTCGACGAGATCGAGCTGCCGAAGTGAAACGTCCCTACGTGAAGCAGGCGACGGACTGGTGCGACTACGTGCTGCGCCAGTGGTCGGAGCAGGTCCGCACGCGGCCGCGTGAGACGGTGGTAGTGACGCCGGGCGGCGCGATGCCGAGCAACATGGGAATCGGCGGCGCGGAGCCAGAGGACACGAAGGACGGTCGTGGCGTGACGGCGCGCGGGTTTCCGGTGCGGCGCATCTCGAGCGGGGCAGAGCCGAAGGGCTACATGGTGCTCGGTCTCACGGGTCCAGCCGCCATCGCCGATCGCGTCGTTCTGCACATTGCGGGCGTCGACGCGCGCTGTGCGTGGACACTGCGCGCGGAGTACGGTCTCGTCCCGGAGGTCCCGACGGACGCCGACAGCAAGGCTAAGGCGGCACATCTCGGCGTCTACATCGATGGTCGGGTGTGGCCGGCATCGGCGTACACGGACAGGCTGGCGAGGGGTCGGCAGATGTTTGCGGTGGGGTATCTGTGCGCGCATTGAAGATCCGATTCTGGACTCGCGAGAAGGGGTGGTGGGCTTGCACGCTGACATCGCCGTGGGGTCCTCGCGTCACGGCGTTTCA